TCATCACAGCGAAAAATCAAGCTAAGCTATAAAGCTTACTATGATGATATATTGCAGTTCTACGTTCATAGTAAGTTTGAAGAGGCGATATCAGACTTTAATTATAAATTTTAGTCACAGGTTGATATTTATAGCTTATAGATAATATTAAGGATATTAAAATGGGAAGAAGATTAATTCACAGACTTGGTCACAAAAATGCAAAAGTCAATAGAAAGGGAAAGGTTGTGCTTCCTGGTAGCGAAGTAGTTGAAGCACCTGTTGTACTTGATGTTGAGGCAGCAAAAGCTGCTCAAGCATTAGTTGCAAAAGCCTTAGAAGCTGCAAAGCTGCTTGAAGCAGCAAGAGCATTTGATGAAGCTAAGCAACTAGAAGCTGCAAAAGCTAAAGCAGACGCAAAAGCTCGTGAAGTAGCTAGCCTTGCTAAGCAGCAATCTGACACACAAAAGTTGTCAGCAATAATACCAAATAGCAAAAAGAATAAAAAAAAATCAAATTAGATTAAAGAAAAGCTGATTATAGAAAAAAATAGTGAATCTACTGATTTTCACAAGATATTTATGATTATCTTGTGAGGATTTTGTGGCTACATTTGCTAATACAACAACACCGACACCCTTTGGATTTTTTGACGGAGAGACAGAATTTCAAACAGAGGCAGATAATATAGTTACGTTTGTCAAAAGAAGGCTGGGCGACGATGTATTGAGTGTTGAATTGACAAAAAAACAAATTTGGGCAAACTTTGAAGAATCAACATTAGAGTTTAGTTCAATTTTAAATCAATACCAGGCAAAATCACAGCTTGTACAGTTCTTGGGAATGCCAACTACTGGATCAAGCGGAGCTATGTCCGGCTCAGAGGGAAAATATCCCCGTGAAAATCTTGACTTTTTAACAAGATTTGCTGAGCCGTATGCGCATGAAGCAGGCATCGGCGGTGCATATAACATGATATCAGGATCAATTGCTCTAGTAGCTGGCAAGCAAGACTATGATATATATAAATCACTTAAAGATGTAAATTCCAACTTGATATTTTCATCAAGCTTAAATTCACCCCGTTCAAAGATGACAATTAGAGAAGTATTCCACTTCAGTCCGCAGGCTGCATATAGATTTTTCGATACAACATCTGCAGTCAACTATCTAAACAATGAATTTAGTTTTGAATCATTTACACCAGAAACTATCTTCTATGTGCTTCCAGTATTTGAAGATATCTTAAGGGCAGGCCAGCTTGATCTATCTAACAGAGTTAGAAGATCAAATTATTCATATAGAGTTACAGGCACAGAGATTAGAATATTTCCAACTCCGACAGGTACAAGTCCGAAGAATTTATTTATAAGAGTTAGCTTTAAGTCAGATCCTTTAAATCCTTCTTACGGAGATGAAACAACATCCGGTGTATCTAATCTTTCTGATATACCGTTTGGAAATCTTGAATACACAAATGTTAACAGCATAGGAAGAAATTGGATTAGACAGTTTTCTCTTGCTTTATCTACTGAGGTCCTTGGGCTGATTAGATCAAAATTTGGAACAATTCCTATTCCTGGTTCTGATTTAACATTAAATGGCTCAGATTTAGTGTCTAGGGGCAGAGAAGATAAATCAGAGCTTAAATCATCACTTAGAGAAATGCTAGAAACAATGACGTATGACAAGCTTATGGAAATAGCTGCTACACGAGCAGAATATGTAAACAAACAACTAAAATATGTGCCTATTGTCGGCCCAATTTTTATGGGATAGTAGATGGCAAGATTATTCATAACAGAAAGAGAGATAAATTTTATTAATGATATTGCTAAAGAAGCTGTTAAAGACGTCATTGGCCAAAAAATATATTATTTTCCAATTTCTGAAATAAAATCAAACATTCACAGTGTATATGAAGAATCACCTGAAAAAATATTTGAAAATCCAATATGTCTTGATTGCCTTGTAAAGTACCAGCCACAAGAAATTCGTGCAAATAAGTTCGGAAGTGAAGAATATTATACAATTGAAGCTTATATTCAAGAAAGAGACCTGTTAGATAAAGAGATAGAAATTAAAGAAGGAGATTTCTTTAGTTACGGTACTGTATTTTTTGAAATTATTACATCACCAGATTCTAATACAATATATGGCCAAATAGAACACAAGGGATTTTTAACTGTTACAGGTAAGCAATCAAGAAAAGGACAATTTATATCAAAAATATTTGGACCAACAGACGAAAAATATTCAGATCCAAGTGCTGTCCAAGATTCATTCTATCAACAAAGAGGCTTTAGTATGAATGCAGAAGGTAAGACAGGAGATGTTAGAGAGCTACAGAAGAGGGGAGTTCTTGATTCTCCACTGACTGGCCCAGCAGAAGTTTCTGAAAAGGGTGATGATGCAAGTGCAGGATCTTCATTCTATGATGAGAGTTAACTATGTCAACTAGAAAAATTGATAGTGGATATGAAGCATCTGTTCCAGATGATTTTTCATTACCAAGTTCTGGAATAGAAGAAACAGATGAAACATTGTTTAATTTGTTTGATAAGGAATTGCCATTTCAAGTAAATATTAAAAATCAGTCTACAAAAGTCCCAGTTGTATTTTCAACTGGTGAAAGATTTGCATTAACTAGAAGAAAAAGTCCAATAAGAGATAAGAATAACACACTAATTCTGCCAATAATATCAGTACACAGAACAGGAATAGATATATCTCCTTCACAAAAAGGGTATGGAACACCAATATCGTTTAGAGATCAACAGTCATATACAGTAAGGAAAAGATTAAGTAGTAAAGATAGAGATTATCAAAACATAATAAACAGACTCGGAATAAAGCATCAGGATAATGTATCCTCAAGGGCAAACTTTTCGGATGATAAGGTGTTTCCAGGAAACATTTCAAAGGTAGGAAAAGTTGCGTCTAGAAGAAACAGTAAAAATCTCTCTTATATTAATGACAGCACAGGAAACTTATTAAGAAATGATATTTCAAACAATATATTTGAAATAATTACAATTCCATATCCTACATTTATTACGCTAACATATGAAGTTACATTCTGGACACAGTATATGCAAAATATGAATCAATTATTAGAGATTCTATTTTCACAGTTTAGCGGGCAAGATCATGCGTTTAAAATGATATCAAAGTCTGGGTTTGAATATGTCGCATACGTAGATTCTCAGCTTGCATCAAATGATAACTTTTCTGATTTCTCTCAAGATGAAAGAATAATAAAGTATTCTTTTAATATAACAGTTCCGACTTACATGCTTGCTCAAAAAAATCCCGGAGTACCCTCGCCATTTAGAAAATTCTATTCAGCACCTCAAATTGAGTTTGGATACTACCAATCAAGCACACAAGTTACAACAGAAAATATTGTAGGCAAGAATACTTTAAATAAGTTTATTCTTAGTGATGTCAACAATCTTAACTCAGCTGGAAAAGAAGATAGTGTCAGAGGTCAGACTAGTGCTATGCTTGCAGAGACTGTAATAAATCCCTTTACGGGAAAAGAAACTACAGAACTAGTTAATGTTTTAACTAGAAACCAAAGGGCAGGAGAGACAGTTTTAAGTGCAAATACAATTATTAATTTACAAACTACACTAGATTCACCAACAGAATAAGATTTTTGACAGTTTGATCAATAGTTATTAGCTGTATAGCACTATGCGGGAGATTAATTAATGGCCGAACAGACGTTTAAATCACCTGGCTTCTTTGAAAGAGAAATCGATCTCACAAGAAGAGAAGCCGAGATTGTTGGTGTTCCTGCTGGAGTAATTGGTACATCAGAAACCGGTCCTGCTTTCGTACCCACGACAGTTGGATCATTTTCTGATTTTGAAAATAAGTTTGGCTCACTAAACCCAGACATGTTTGGTCCGTATGCTGTTAGAGAGTTTTTAAAGCACAAGAATGCATTAACTTACATTAGAGTTCTTGGTGCTGGAGCAAACTCTGACTCAACGGACATAGCAAACACAAGAGCTGCTGGGATTGTTAAAAATGCTGGATTTCGCGTAATAGGTTCAGCAGCAGCTGTTGTAGCGACTGACAGTACACTTGGAAGATCAGTTGGTGCTGTACAGTTTATAGCAGCTAGACACTATGTATCTGCATCAGAAGAGAAAAATGGGTTACCAATATTTTCTGATAATGACAGTTTTAGTATTCCGTCTGCTGATGGATCTGTATATCTAATCCGGGGAATGCTATTTTCAACTACAGCCTCAAGATTTGAGATACTATCAAATACATCAGGTACATGGGCTGCAGGATCATCAGTTAATAATGACGCTGCTATAAGTGATGGTATATCTGGTGAATTTAAGCTGGTTATATCTTCTTCTTCTGGTGCGGGATTTTCAAATGATGAAAGCAGACCAGGAATTAGAATATACACAGCATCCTTAGATCCTGTATCAAAAAACTACATTGGAAAGATACTAAATACAGATCCTGCAAGATTTCAATCAGAACAGCATTTATTATATGCTCATTTCCCCGTTGAAGACGAAATAGCTTCAGTTGAAAAGAAATCTAAAGTGCCTACTATTGCACTTCTATCTGGCTCTGGTAACACATCACAGGAATCTGGTGTATCTAATCTTTCATTTTTAGATAGTTTTGGAAGATTTGATACAAGATATACAGCTGCTAGAACTACATATTTCATATCACAGCCCTTCGGTAAGAAAGAATATGATTTATTCTACTTTGAAGCAATTTCTGACGGTGCTATTGCTAACCAGAAGTATAAAGTTTCAATAAGCAATATTAGAAAGCCTACAGATCCTTCAAATGATTATGGAACATTTACAGTAGAGGTTAGAGACTTTGAAGACTCTGATACATCTCCTCAGATACTTGAGCAATATCCTCTTTGTACACTTAATCCTCTATCAAGCGATTATATTGCAAAGAAAATAGGTGACTTTAAAGTATCATATAATTTTGATGCATACACAGAAGATGAAAGAAGATTAAATGTAGCAGGAAAATATCCAAACATGTCTTCTAGAGTTAGAGTTGTTATAAATACTGAATTAGAAGAGGGTAAGCTTCCGGCGAAGTCGCTACCCTTCGGGTTTAGAGGTTTTCCTGCGCTAAAGACAACTGATACATTAGTAGATGGTTCAACTCTCAGGATCAAAAAAGGTAAAAGAAGACTATCATTTGTATCAGACGTTGAAATTGTAAATACTAATAGACTTTCTGGGTCAATTCTTCCTCCTGTACCATACAGATTTAAGGTTACAAGAGGTCTTGCAAGTAAAAGTCAAAACTTCACAGGAGATCATGGAACAAATGAAATTGTTGATTCAAGATTTTACTGGGGAACAAAGTTTGATAGAGTTCCAAGAACTGGATCAATGGCAGATGCAATACTAAATGCAAATGCTTCATCTGAAGTTAATGATTTATTTAGAAATTATTCAAAATTATTAGGTATTGCAGGTCTTGATAACTTAGTAACAGGTTCAGGTGCAGATAGGTTTAATAATAATAAATTTACTCTTGCAAGAGTTGCACTATACAACTCAATAGCAAGCAATACGTCTGGCGATCCTGATCTCTCCACAACAGCAAATACTGTCATAACAGGTACTGCCAAGGAACACATTTTAGATACAGCATATATTAGAAACGGTATTCCCGATACAGACACATATGTAGTCAGTGACGGAACACTGACTAGTAGAGTTACATTTGCATCTCTTGCAGCAATGACATCATCGATATATTTTAACAAGTTTACAAACTATGCCAAGTTTACAAACTTTATGTATGGCGGCTTCGACGGAGTAAACATACTTGACACTGATATGTCTAAACTAAACGACAGGGCATCTTCTTCAGACTCAGGCGGATTAGCAGCTGGAGTATTAGATATTGGATTATCAACAACTAACGAGTTCGGAACAGGAAAAACAAATAATATTGTAGCATCATACAGAGCAGCAGCTAGAATATTAACAGACGAAATGGCTTCAAGGGTAAATATAATTACAATTCCAGGAATTAGAGATTCTGCTGTCACTGACTTTGTAATGGAAAGAGTCTCAGACTACGGAAAGGCATTCTATGTAGTTGATGTACCATCATATGATGCAGATAGTAAGAGATTATTCTCTGATAGTTCGGAGACACCAGATGTTACAAAAACATCTGAGCTGTTTGAGGGAAGAGCTGTAAATAGCAATTATTCTGCAGTTTACTTCCCAGATGTTACTGTAGAAGATTCAATAAATAATAGACATGTAGATGTTCCTGCATCCATCTCAGTCATGGGAGCACTTGCTTTCAATGATAGCGTCGCTTACCCATGGTTTGCACCGGCAGGATTTAATAGAGCTGCTCTTGATTTTGTAACTAATGTTAAAGTTAGATTAAATCAATCTGATAGAGATCTTCTATACACATCTAGAATAAATCCGATTGCAACATTCCCAAATGCTGGATTCGTTATCTTTGGGCAAAAGACATTACAGATTACAAAGAGTGCTCTAGACAGGGTTAATGTTAGAAGAATGATTCTTGAAGTAAAGCGAATTGTTTCTGATGTTGCAAATAAAAGTGTATTTGAACAAAATACACCTTCAACTAGAGCTACATTCGTTAAGCATATAATACCACTTCTTTCAACAATTCAAATACAGCAGGGAATTGATACATTCAAGGTTGTTATGGATTCAAGCAATAATACTCAAGAAGATGTTGAGAATAATGTATTAAACGGAAGAATTGTTGTCGTGCCAACTAGAGCAATAGAATTTATAGCAATAGACTTTATTGTAACTTCTGCTGGTGTAAGCTTTGAATAATATATACATAGTTATAATATATGGAGAAAAATAAATGGCTGAGGTAACTTATAAAAGTCCAGGAGTTTTTGCAAATGAGGTTGATTTAACTCAACCCTCTAGCACTACTCCTTCTGGAGTTCCTGCCGGTGTAATTGGTACAGCCAACGAAGGTCCAGCATTTATTCCCATTACTGTTGGATCATACACTAACTTTGTCAGTGTATTCGGTGCATCAGATGGTACTAAGTTCGGACCACTTGCTGTTAATGAATTTTTAAGAAATGCAAAAGCATTAACCTACATAAGAACTCTTGGAATAGGAGACGGAAAGAAAAGAAGCACATCTACAGGAAAAGTTACAAATGGTGGGTTTATTGTAGGTGCTAATCAAGTTCAGCAGAGTGGTATAGTTGCTTATAACCCATATGCCGTTGCTGCAGGTGATGCTGGAAGATTACACTTCCTTGGCTGTTTCATGTCAGAGTCAGCAGGAAGCAAAATATTCAGCGACGCAGGAATTAATAATGGTGTAACAGCAAGCGTAATAATTAGAGGTGTTTTAATGGCACCAGCAGGTGTTATTCCGTTACTTTCTGGTAATTTCACCCTTGGAGATAGTTCAAATCCCACAAACACAGATGCAGCAACTGCAGGTGCCTCGACACTCAAAGGTGGAATGACAGGATCTGTAAACCTCGGAACTCAGCAATTTACACTGTTGCTTAACGGACATATTAGCACAGAAGATAACCCAAATGTGTATTCCTGCTCCTTTGATATGGAAGCATCAAGTTATTTTGCAAATGTGCTAAACACAGATCCGACAAAAATTGAAGAAAGAGGTCACTTATTATACTCACACTATGATATTCATCCTGCACTTGCATCTGTAACTGGCTCTGGATTAATTAAAGCATATAATAAATATACTAAAGACGGAAAAACTGAAGAACCTATTGGATTTATAGTAACGGGTTCAAGCGCAAGAAATACTGCAACAACTACAGCACCAAACTATGAATCGTTTGAAGAAAGATTCACAATACCAAAGACTCCGTTCATTATTTCACAAGGTTTTGGTGGTATAAAGCATAATCTATTTAGAATTCATGCAATCTCTGCTGGTGAGTTTAATAATACTAAATTTAAAGTTTCAATTGAAAATATAAAGAAATCAGCAAGTACATTAAATCTATTTGGAACATTTGATCTAATCGTAAGACGATTTGAAGATAGTGATTATGAAAAGTCTATGCTTGAAGCGTTTAGAGGCTTAAGCTTAGATCCTTCAAGTGATAGGTTTATAGCTAGAGTAATCGGTGATCAATTTGCATACTTTGACTTCGATCAAGCAACTTCATCACAGAAGCTTGTTATAGAAGGAAATCACTCTGTCAAATCAAATTACATTAGAATTGAGCAAAGTAATCCACTAAAGAGTGGACAAGTTCCAAATGAAGCTCTACCGCTTGGCAACAGAGGCCCAGGACACTTAGTAACATCTGGATCAAACCCACTTGCAGATGTTGGGGGAGTTCAAGTTGTAGAAGCCGTTGATATTCAAGGATTTATTAGAGGCGCAACAGAGCCACCCATTCCGTATAGAGAGAATATTTCTGTTGGAACTTCTCCAAACAATAGAGTTGAACCAGTTCTTTACTGGGGAGCTCAGTTTACACAAAAGAGCTCATTAACAAAACTAAATGATAGAGGATTACTAGACAAATCAATTGGATCATACGCTAAATTCTTCCCAAGCTTTGACCCTACAAACAGAAACATTTTTGTTGAAAACAACCAAGGCACTGCAGATAGTGCAGGAACAGTTCTTGATTGCGACAGGTTCAACAGAAATATCTTTACACTTGAAAACATTAGTGTTAGAACGGGATCTGATACACTGGCTGATATAAATGAATGGTCAAGTGCTTCATATGTCAGAGCCGGGGGCATCTCAGCAAACGAAGCCAACAAGACAAGAGCATTTAGTGTAGATGATCTCGCTGTCCAGGGAAACAGAACATATGCTAAGTTTACAACATTTTTGCAAGGTGGATTTGATGGGCTTAACATGTTTAACAATGATAAGAAAAATCTATTAAATGCAGCTGTAAAGAGAGAAATAGACGACTCAGCTGCACAAGGAGGGACGGCAGGACCTACAGTATCAGCCTATAGAAAGGCACTAGATATTATGGGAACAAAGTCTGATATTGATATCAAAATTCTAGCTGTCCCTGGTCTAAGACATTCATCTGTTACAGATTATGCACTAGATGTAGTTGAAAGCAGATTTGATGCAATATACATCATGGACATTGAAGAAAGAGATGAACTAGACACAGTAATAACTTCATCAGTTGCTTCATCTCCTAATGTTGGATTTACAGTTACAGCTTTAAAGAATAGAGCACTAAATTCATCATTCGGCGCAGCATACTTTCCAGATCAAGTAATTCAAGACCCTGCGACTAAGACAAGTATACAGGTCCCACCTTCTGTACCGGTGCTTGGTGCATTCGCATTAAATGATTCAATTGGTTACCCATGGTTTGCACCGGCAGGTTTTGCAAGAGGAGCGCTGGAAAGTGTTCTATACTCAACACTACCGCTCAACAAGAAAAACATGGACGATCTCTACGATGCAGATATTAATCCGCTTACATCATTTCCGGGAACAGGAATAATGGTATTCGGACAGAAGACACTACTTTCAGATAACTCATCACTAGATAGAGTAAATGTTAGAAGATTACTAATCGATATTAGAAGAAAGGTTAGAAATGTTGCCAACAGAATGCTATTTGAGCCGAACAGACAAGAAACACTTGATAAGTTCAACTCATTAGTTAGCCCCATTCTACAAAGAATTCAAGAGAAAAGCGGCGTTGATAGATACAAAGTTATAATTGATGCCACAACAACAACTCAAGCAGATGTTGAAAATAACACGCTAAGAGGTCAAATATTTATTCAGCCTACAAGAACAGCAGAATTTATTGCTCTTGACTTTGTGTTATCAAATGCTGGAGATGCATTTGAAAATGCGTAAAAACTTAATGATCTACATAGTTATAGACAGGAGAATTACTAATGGCTGAAACGTTATCTGTTACCGATATGCTTCCAAACAAATTTGAAGCTAAAAGACAATTTAGATGGATATTTGCTATCGAGGGGGTAGATGCTTTTCTTATGAAGACAGCTGCAAGACCAGACATATCAATCGCCGAGGAAATGATTCCGTTTATTAACGCAAAGAGATATCTTGCAGGAAGACTAACTTTTGGTGATATGTCTGTAACACTGCATGATCCTATCGCCCCGTCAGGAGCACAACAAGTCATGGAATGGATTAGAACACATTACGAATCTGTATCAGGTCGTGCTGGTTACGCTGACTTCTACAAGAGAGATATTCAGATTAAGATGCTTGATCCCATTGGTACTGTCGTAGAGCTCTGGGATATTAAAGGTGCCTGGATTAAATCAGCAAACTTCAATACACTTGACTATTCTCAAGATAATGCAGCTGTAGAGATTTCTCTCACATTGCGGATAGATAACGCAGTCTTACAATTTTGATCTAGCCTTAGACAAAGCAGTTTTACAAACACCTCGTATGAATTATTATACTCAATACGAGGTGTTTCTGTGTTTGACTGTCGCAAGCGTGATTATAAGTCTGAAAAAATTACTTCTGTAAGCTTTCATGCATTTTTAAGTTTACAATAGATATAATCATATAATAAAATTAACTCAACAGCGAGAAGAATGTATGCCGACGAGCCATATACCTACACAAGATATTATGAAAGATGAGTTTGACTGGGAGATTCCCGTTGAAGCTGTTCCAATTCCATCAGCTGGCCAAGTATACCCTGCAGGATCATCTCTGCACGGTAGAGATAGACTAGAAATCAAAGCAATGACTGCTAGAGAAGAGGACATTCTAGCATCTCGTGCTCTAATCCAGTAAGGAAAAGTAGTTTCAAGATTAATTGAATCATGCTTGATAGACAAATCAGTTAATGTTAATGATATGTTGCTTGGTGATAAAAATGCCTTAATGATTTCAATTAGAATTACTGGGTACGGAAGTCTCTATAAATCAGAGTCAACATGTCCATCATGTAAAAAGCAAAGTAAGCAAGAATTCAACTTGTCTGAACTTGAAATTAAGCGTCTTACAATTACTCCAGTCAAGCCGGGTGAAAATATATTTGAATTTAAGCTTCCAGTTACAGGAAAAGATGTATTATTTAAATTCTTAACTGGAATAGATGATGAAGAAAGATCAATTATTGCAGAAAGAAAGAAAAAGCTTATGCCTGGAATTGAAATAGATGAAAGTGTTACATCTAGATTAACACAACAAGTATTGTCTGTTGCAGGCATCACAGATAAAAATAAACTAGGCTACTTTGTAAAAAATATGCCTGCACGGGACTCTCGAGCACTAAGAACATACATTGAAAAACATTCGCCAGGAATAGACATGTCGACGTGGATGAAATGTCCACATTGCACAGAAGCATCAAAGGTTAATCTTCCAATTGGAAGCAATTTTTTTTGGCCCGAGGAATAACTGGAGAGAGTTATTTTTAGAAGAGTCATATTTCTTGCTAAAGCATCTCAGGATGAGCTATACAGAAGTTAGAAACTTGCCTGTAAATTATAGGAAGTGGTTCATAGATAAAGTTATAGATGATCATAGTAAGAAAGATGATACTGCTAATGTTCCAATATCAGAGCAAGATAATAATCTAGATAAGTTACAAAATATTGCCAATGAAAACATCCTTCTAGCTAGAAGTGTAGAAAAGAGTTTCAAATGAATTTTTCTGCGTAATATTTATACTAAACTAAGAGATATAAATGCCAGAAACACCATCAGCCGAAGATGTTAAATCACAAGAAACGTTATATAGAAAAATATCAGACTCAATACGAGAAGCAAATTCTCTTCTAGAGGATCAATATAAGCTTAATGAGTTGAATAGGGCATCTTTAGAAGGTCAAACATACGATGCTGATGCAGTGGCAGAGGCCCTTTCTCGTGCAGGATCTAGTGCAGCTGACCTTGCAGGATCTGTCGAAGAAGCTGCTGGTGAAACAGCTAAAGCTGATGAACACACTAAGAACTTGTACCAGGGTTTAGAAACCGTCCTCGGCGTCATCGGCCAGGTCGCCGCTGGTGTCACCAACATGGCAATGGGCTTACATGACATGGTGTTTCCCGAAAACTTCATGAGACAGCTTAACGTCATTCAGGAAAACTTTGGTACAATAGGAAGAAATTTAGATAATGAAGCTGATGCGCATGCATCAATGCTTGTTGATATTGCAGGTAAGCTACAAAAACTTACATTTGACCCAGACATAACAAATAAAATTTCAAAAGCCCTTGGTGGCACCTCAATATTACAAGTGTATCAAGGCGACTTAGAAGATGCAATGTCTACTGTTAATGAGCTTATTCTTGGTCCCACTGGCATGCTAGCCGGTATGAATATAATAAAGAATATGAATGCAGAAGTTGCAATTGAGATGGATATTCTTGGAAAGGGGTTGTCATTAAACTCTGAGCAAATTGGTACATTTGTAAGTAGACAAATAAGCTTAACAGGCAAATCAGGCCCAGAAATGCTTGAGCAAGTTGCTGTATACTCAAAAATAATTGCTGCAAAAACAGGTGATAACCAAAAAATTATTTCTGCTGGTGTGGAGCGTATAATTAGTGATACTGAAAACTTTGGCAATGTTTCAATAATTGAAGCAGCAAGAGTAACATCAAATCTTAGACAGATGGGTATTGGGTTTGAAGACTTACAAGGAGCTGTAAGCAAATTTCAAAACTTTGAATCAGCAGCACAGTCTGTTGCAGCACTTACAACTGTGTTTGGTGTTCAATTGGATGCAATGGAGATGATGAAGCTTTCCAATGAGGATCAAGGTGAATTTCTTCTTAGACTGAGAGAATCATTTATTGCAACAGGAAGATCAGCAGATAACTTAACACGAGCAGAAAAAGCTCTCATTAAAGAACAATTAGGATTTACAGACATTGAGTCAGTTGAAAGATTATTTAACGCTGACGCTATAATGATTGATGGAGCCGAAGCTCTTGCTGCTGTAGAAGGAACAGCTGTAGATATGGAATCTGCACTTGCATCTATTGGGGGCAGTGTTGAGGGAATAAGAACACCAGCACAAGTTGTAAAAGATACATATAACGCTACTCGAGGTGTAATGATGGCGAAGTTTGATCTTGTTGATGAACTTAAAGGCTTGGGCGTGGAAGCCCAGAAAACATTTGACATAATGTGGAACAGACTTTCAAGCGGAGCTGTACTCAGTGAAGAAGAGCTTCAAGAATTTAGTGTTGGACTACGTACAAGTACTGAAGATGTCAAAGAACTCCAAGCCCACATGAAGGCCACCCAGGAAGAAAACATTGCTCCTGACATTGATAGGAGTCAGGTCGAAACTATACTGTCGAGTGTCCAAGATTCCTTCGCAACCGCCAGTGCCAAGCTCGGGCCAAGCATTATTGAAGGGATTCACGCTGTTCAGTCACTTCTCAAAGACGAGGGTGTGGAAGGCGGAGAAAACTACATCGACGGCTGGCAGAAAGCCGACGCCTTAGCCGCCAGCCCATCGGGGCTAGGGCTTAGGATTGTTAAAGGAATTGTAGATGCAATGAAAACACTGCCAGATCACTTTAGAGATGTATTTGATGAATTGAACAGCATAGCAGCAGAATCATCATCAGGCATTGATAAGTCATATAGCGAACTTGAATTAACACCTACAATTATACCAACAATATCAGAAGATAATAATATGGATCTTGTTGGAAAGGCGTTGTCATTAAGCTCTGAGCAGGTTGGTGCACTTGTAAGCGGACAAATAAGCTCAACAGACAAAAATAATGGCGGAGATAAAAATATTATTGCTTCAATAGATGAATTAACAGCAGAAATTAGACAATTAATTGAAGCTAAGGTACCTATTCGTCTTGAACTTGACGGAAAGGAAATAGTTAATTATATTATAAGTCACCCATTAGGGACAAATGGTAGATTAATTACAAAGCAAAGAGGATTATAATGAAAGATTTATTAGATGAAGTATTAGATGATCCTTTATTCATTTCTTATTTTGAAAAAATTTCAAATGAAAGTGAAAAAGATGTAGTTAAAGAAAATATTGAAATTATGCTAAAGGATATTAATAGTTTTTATATGATGCTTATGAATTTTGCAGCAACAGAAAGTGGAATTGATGAGATGGCTGAGTCAATAGAATACTTAATAACTGATGAAGGTATAAAAGAATGGCAAGAGAAAAGCTAAAAGACTTTTTAACATCTGTAGGTTCAACACAAGATCGTATTGTATTTAATATAGATAGCACAGATGTAAGCCCTACAGATGTCTCAAACTACGGTGATGATCTCGGTGTAGATGTTGGAACAAATAGAGAGCTATTAGATCTTGATAATGAAACAACTTCCGGCGGCCTGCTTGGAGATTTTGTAGAATATCTTACAATGCTTTCTAAGAATGCGTATATAATAAGCGGAAAAAACGAAGAAGGAGTTCACCCTACAAGAGGTAATGTCTTAGAGCCTGCAGAGAATCAAGGTGTTAATGATCCATTTATACAGACATCAGATACACTTGGTTCAATAATGTCATCATATTCAAATGGATACTTTGGTGCAGAATCACTTGACAAAATAATAAGTAAAGACTCTACAGACATAAATCTAAGTGGAATGCATACACATGAAATGCTATCAGATATTAAAGGTGAAGCTCTAAACAAAGAAGGAGCAACAAGATCATACTATGAACCAACTGAAGCAGCAAATGTTGAATCACAAAACATACTTGCTGAAAGAAATAGATTTAGTCCGGCACCAGATAGTAGATTTAAGGCATTCGCAGAGAATCCTACAACAACAACAAGTCTAGACAACGGTCTAAACGACACTGGCACATCAACCTCACAAAGAACATTTGGTGAATATGATTCTAATGCTGTAAGGATGGTTGAAGAAAATCTCAAGTCAATAGGCGCATCACTTATGCTCAAAGCAGCTGGCTGGGATAAATCAAGTGTGCCTGGAAATATTGAAAATGGCATAATAGTAAGTGATAATCCAGAAGATTTCAACTTCTCAGAATCATCAAATGCTCTAAGCGAAGGAAGTATATTAGTAAATCCAGATACACTAGCAGCAAAGAATGCGTATGGAGCACCCTCTGATACGATGGGAGCATCAACTCGATCAGGCAGAGGTGACTTATTAACACATGATGATCTAGATCAGACGTCATACACCAAATCATTTGGCTCAATGAACACACCAGACACACCATTTTCTTCTTTAAGTGGAGGTGATGTTCTCATAACTCAGGCTGTTGCAGCGATTATAGCAATGCTTAAAGTAGCTAGTGATACATTTGATGCAATAGGAGATAATGCAAATAACTTGATTGATCTCGGGAATGGACCTTATATTGCAGGCCAGCAAAGTGTAATAGCACGCTGGGCAAAGTTCCAGCTACTTTCACGAATTACACTAGTTCAGACACAACAATCTTACTCAGTATGTGTCAAACAGGGTTTAAGAATAATGTTTAATGCTGGCATAGATGAAGAAAATGACAAGACAGCAATGGCTGACTATCAAAACATCCAGGAGTCACCTGGGTTCTGGCTAGCAGTAGCAAGAAAAATATTACGCTCATTCTATGATCTATCTAATACATCAAAAAGCATTGAATCATACACGTCACCATCAACTGCCGCTTTGTCAAATGCGCTTCCTGATATTCTTGCTGCCATATCAAGTTCTGGAATAATTAATATTCTTAATGTTGCTGCAACAATAGGTGATATTTCGCTTAAATCTTCTGGCGGCACAGAAGGATTACCTGATAAAAATACTCCACTAAATGTGTGGAATGTAGATGGGCTACCTGACGGCCCTGCAACAAGAGTATCAAAAAGTAGATCACAAAACGGGCAGACTTCACTGTCACTTGCATGGCGAGGCAATTCTGTACCTTCACTGTATATGATTCCTAAAAATGTTATTATGGCTGCATCTGCAATGGGTAATCTAACAGATGGAACAAATCCACTTAAGGGCATGGTTACATCTGATCTAATAAACAAAACATATATTGATCCACTAACTGCAGAAGGCGCTGACGCTAGGATACCTGGTGACGTTGTAGAGAGAATGGAGAATCAACTTGACGCAGAATACGTTCCATTTTACTTTCATGATATTAGAACAAATGAAATTGTTGCGTTTCATGCATTTCTAACAAGCTTAAGTGATAAGTTTACACCTGATTACTCATCATCAAGAGGGCTTGGAAGAATAGATCCTGTTAGAATATACAGAGCTACAGATAGATCAGTTAGCCTTTCATTTTATGTCGCTGCTACATCAAAAGAAGACTTTAATGAGATGTGGTGGAAGATAAACAAGCTAACAAGTCTTGTTTATCCGCAGTGGACACAAGGAGTGAAAGTTAAAACAGGCGACTCTACGTTTATTCAACCGTTTAGTCAGGTGCTTTCATCTACACCGATAATAAGATTACGTGTGGGCGATGTAATTAAAGGAAACTATTCAAAGTTCAATCTTGCAAGATTATTTGGCATAGGTAACAGTGATATTTCACCAAAAGTTACAGGAGGCGGAGATAGCACTGGCTTAGGAGATAACACTGGCTTAGATGAAAGTTTAAACAATAATAGCATGACAGAATTCCAGCTTAGTAAGATATTTAATAGCATATATGGTTCACCCCTTGCTAATGCAACAAATGATGGTTCACAGGAATCAAGAGCATTTAGAGCATTTGCATCTCAAGGGCTTATTAACGGATTTGTAAATCCTGTAGGAGCACTGGCTGTAATGAGACAATTACAGAGCCCAGATGTAGAAATAAGTGTAGAATCATTTAATGCAACAGCTACAGGCGCAATTCAAACTGCATCATCAATGCTTAGATCATCTGTTGGAAGCTTGCTCGGCTACAGGATAAATGATTTTCCGTTTTTGAAACCGACGATGGCAAAAGGATATATTGTTGATAACGGAAGTGGTGAAAGATGGAGGGTACAGCGGCCTCTAAGATGTATTGTAATAAATAGATATCAAGATATCATTAGAACAGAAAAAAGTGTTCATTTATCATCAACACAAAGGGGTCCGCCTAGATCTGGCAATCCAAAATTTAAAACAAGATATAAGGTAAAGGTTATTGATGTAAATGCCCCGATTGATATAATAAAAAAGACGTTTATTGTTACGCATGAAGACTTAATGCCAAATCCAAATATAATATTCAATGAAAATGTTGCGCCGACCATTAATGTCGTAGAGAGCGTAATTGATGGAATAATACAAACTCTTGCAAATGAAGTAGCGACATCGACTGGGCTGCCATCAGATACATTAGACATTTTTATGTCTGAAGAAGCTAAATTTATGGATGCCGAAAACAATCCAATTACAAAAGCATTTTCAACAACTGCAGGAAGAGGCTTAGCTGGTGTAATACAAAGCCTAAGCTATGACTTTGTTGATGGAACAAACGTGTGGGAAGTAGACTGGAATTCACGTGCACCGATGTATTTTAAAGTTTCAATAGGCTTTGATGTTATTCACGATATTCCACCAGGAATTGATCATTCTGGCTATAACAGGGCACCAATATACAATGTTGGTGATTCTATGAGATGGGTAGCAGGTGATCCATATGATGATAACGGAAATGCTTCTAATGACTCTTACACTAGTCAGGGCAGATTAGGAACATTTTCAGAAAAACAAAACAGAGATGAATAGCAAGGGATTTTAAATGGCAATTAGTAGATACGCGTTCACACAACAGATATTAGGAAGATCAACACTTGCAACAAACAAGATATCAAAAAAAGTCTATGATGGCGTGTTATCTGGTAACATACCATTTAGTACACAAGTAATTAAAGAAGGACAAAGACTTGATCACATTGCTGCGCTTGCATATGGTTCATCAAGCCTGTGGTGGGTCATCGCAGCAGCATCAGGAATAGGCTGGGGATTGCAGATACCAGAAGGTACTGTTATAAGAATACCCAATAACATTAATGATGTAATAGAAAGAGTTAGATAGCCATGGGAAGCAATAAATCAGGATTACCAAATAAGCTAGCCTGGGCTGTAAGTGAGCTCAGAAGTTATTACGGCGGGCTAGGAAAAGACAACATAACAAGTGTTGTAGTGACAAGTGTAGATGAAAAAGAAGATATTATTACTAACTATGGTTACACCCTCGACGGCGGAGCAGATGTAACAACAGCTGAGTATGCTGTTGATGAAAAGCTAGTTAGCACTTTAATTAGCACACTATTAGATAATACTGAAGCATCTTACTTTACTCGGGATTTAATTAATCCAGACGGTAATCTTATAACAAGGTTTCAAGTCACTGGCGACGCCGAGGCCCCGTATGACACTACTGAGCATATTGTAAAAGTTCTATATGAATCATCTTTTGCTCGGGCTCAATCTGATGATAAAAAGTTTATTATATCATCAGCATATAATAATGGAGATAATAATGATGTATCAGTTTCAAGAATGCTTAAACCGCATTCTACAGATCCTAGCAAGCCAGGTGCTGTAACACACGATTTTGATGTAAATAATGGGGGGACACCAGATAGATATAAAAGCCCAGACCTATCAGCATTTATATTTACAAATAACAAAATATCACCATCAACTAGATCGACAGATGCTATTTCATTATACATGAATTCAATTCCTACAATTGAAAGAAGTAGATGCATTCCGTATATAAACATTCAATTTGCATCTATTGTCAATAGCAGTCTTGGAAAAAGAACAAGTCAGTTATCAACATTAAGATTTCTCGGGATGAACAGCTCAGAAAATAATGAATTTGATAGCATAGGACTAGGAGATGCACTTCCTGTAGATCTATTATCATCAAATGAAAGAGAAGACATAAACACAGTAAATAAATCTGTATCTGCTGCAGGAATGGAGCTTTTCACATCACCTCAAACAATGGTGAATATGGATATAAACTCAAATGGATTTTCTGGTCCAGCAGGTGATGTACTAAATAAGCTAGCCCCTCTAATGACACTTGAAAATGTTACATTTGATATTGTTGGACTTGGGCAAGATTTATTTGCTTACAAAACAGGAGCATTAACATTTGTGCTACATGATAGATCTAGAATGTCTGATATAGCACCAATAATTGCTGCAGACTTATTTTCATCAACATATCTTATTATGGAGTACGGTTGGTCACATCCAGACGGCGGATATTATACAGATAATGCTTACGGTGCATTTTTGAATTCATTAAGAAGTAGAGGTGCATTTAATATAGTATCTACTAATTTTAGCATTGATGATGATGGTCAAGTTAGATTTACCCTGAAGTTTTTATCACGCGGCTCATCAGAAATTAAAGCTTACCCGATAGCAACAGGTCCAGTTATGCCACTAGGACAAATAAAAGAAGTATTCAAAAGATACATTTCAAATAGAATTGAAGAGGAAAATGACAAAGATAAGGAAAACAGATCATCTGAAATTAGACAAAAGCTAAACATAGGCACATCAGCAGCGAGTTCTTCTTCTACAGTTATCTATAGAGAGATTTATAACAAAATACAAGATCAGCTAAAGAATCAGACAGCTGGAGATGTTGCAAGCTTAACAGGAATAATAGAGATTGTAAAGCAACTTATTGGTGATGTAGAGACAACAAATAGTGATACATCAGATAAAGAAACATCTGATGATAACATAAGGGATAAAAGTAAAGCTTCACTAATGCAGACTATAAGGGAGAAGATCAGTGGTCTATACAACACAGAAGATCCATTCCTGTCAGATCCACCAAAATACTTTCATACAATAGTAGAACAAGCTCCCGCAAACCCTGTGTCACTTGGAAAGGTTATCATGGCATTTGTCGGCTATCCACTTGCTGGGACAGGAAAGTTTGATGAAGTTCAAATGATGTTCTACACATTTAATGATCAATCAGCAGGTGCAAGAAGTTATGAATCAATTGCAAACTTTATAATAGACATAGAAGATCTTGAAAGAATGCTAATTGAATATGCTGAAAAAGTCCCTGGTATTAGCATATCAAGCTTCATGACAAAAATAATTGATGTAATTGTTACAAGAATGGATAACTCAAACTATGGTTTACAAGATTTGAAAAAGCAATCTGCTGCAATAAGAGACGACAAAGAAGCATCAGATGAGCAAAGACAAAATAATATCGATATAGTAAATAAACAGATCAGTGAGCGAATCACAGAAATGTATAAAAATACAGGAGGCGGTGATCCAGACTTTGTACCTCCAAAAATCAGACTATCACTTGAATGCACAACAGCATTTGTAAAAAATAGCGATGCTAGCTCAGGTGAGAACGAATTTAAAATAGACGATTCAAAAAATATATTAAAAGTGCATGTATTTGATGCTGCTTCTACACCGTATAGCGATGAATTATTTCTGCTTAAGGCAATAAATGAAACAGATCTTGCAATTAGAGTTAAACCATCACAGGGTTCAAACAGCACAGAAGAAGAATCTACTGACGAAAGTTCAGGCGGCTCAAGCCAGAGCAAAGCAGGGAATAGTTCAAGATCTGGTACAATAGACGTCGCACTTAAAAAAGGATTCGTAGAACAGAGTGAAAGCGATTCAGACAGCTCTCTTAAGTATATTATACCTGTTGCATCATCTACGAAGATTAAAGAATTGATAAAGAAAGTTGTTCCAAGCATTACATTTGGGTCAATGTTTACATCAATATCAAAAATGGGAATGCAATCCTCAACTTCAGGGCAAGTTAACAATGTTCAACTTCTCAATTCAACAAGAGATGTAGATGAAGATCATGATGTTCCAGCAATGACGCTGGAAACAGAAGATATATTTGTAATTCCCACAAATGCAGATATAACAACACTGGGCTGCCCGCTATTTGAATACGGACAACACTTTTTTGTAGACATGGGAACTGGTACAACTGCTGATAATATGTACTATGTAACAAAGATAAGTCACACAATCAGCCCAGGCAATTTCAGTACAAACATAGGCTTAACATTTTCAGCAAGCGGAACAGTATCATCTTTTAGAAGTATACTTGAAGCAGCACAGGAGAAGATGATAGAGCAAGATAAAAAAGAGTCAAGTGATCAATGACTAGTTTAAGTTTTAAAACTTAAACAACTGGCATAAAAGCATTAATTTTTATATATGCATATTGCGCTTTCAAAGCAATTCCTTGGGACACCACATCATATGGTATATGATGGCACATTGTTTACTTGGTCAGATTATATTCCTGATAGTTCATGGTTGTTTGGGTTTGATAGCCCAAGAGATCTTAAGTGTGTTGCTGATGCTCTTGGTGTTAAACTTAATACATTTAAATCATCTCCACACGGAACATCAATTCGCGAAATATTTGGTGAAACAATTGATATAGTTCCGTGGATTCGTGCTTTACCTAAAGTAACATTTAATGAAATACTAACAAGCCTTCTGGGTCAGCTCTGGCAGCTTTGCGCAGATCAAGCTGCAAGTTACTACCTTAATAGGTTTATAAGTAACAGAGAGCTGATAGAGAGCTTACACAGACCGCTTATTGACGCTGTCCTGCTTAGTACTATTGCACAAAAGGAAACTATTAAAAGAAATGAGATTTTAAGATTCTCTCCAGATGAAAATGGATATGCAAAACGAACTGTATACAATTTAATAAAATCATCAACTGGACGTCTAACTGTATCTAGTGGACCAAACATCTTAATACTGAAAAAAGAGTATAGAAAGTTAATAAAATCTAGATTCAATAACGGAAAAATATTTCAAGCAGACATTGTATCATTAGAGCCAAGAATTGCGCTAGCTGTGGCAGGAAAAGAAATTCCTGAAGATATATACGAATTTTCTAGAACTGAATTATTAAACTCTTCTGTTACGAGAAAGGAAGCAAAGATTATAACTTTAAGTTGTATATACGGATCATCTGAATGGGCACTTTCGAAGCAACTTCCTGCCAGGCTTAATTCAAAAGATGTGCTTAGACGTATTAGATCTTATTTTAATATAGATGAGCTTGAAAAGAGTTTAACAGAAGAATATATGAAACTTGGTTATATAAAAAATGCATACGGACGTCATTTAGATCCTGGAGATTCTATTGTAAACAGATTCTTGCAGTCGTCTGGTGTTGATGTATCATTTGAAGTATTTGAAGATATTAATAAAAATATAACAAACTTCAAAGATGAATGTTTACCAATTTTTATTATTCACGATGCTGAATTGTTTGATGTAAGCAGTGAAGCAATTGATAAACTTAAGAGTGCTACTAGCAAAAGTATTTATGTCAAGACACTCGATGCTCACTTTCCAATAAAACTAGAGGTCGTTTAATAAAATGTTATCAATTGAAGATATACAAAAAAACTGGGAGATGTTTGAGTCTCTATGCAATATGATAGAAGATGAAAACATCAATACTATGCTAGGAGTAATTGAAGGCAGGGTTGTATCATGCCCTGCATCTTCAAAGCTTGATCAGTACGGTGCATATCCCGGAGGGCTTGTTGAGCATGCAATAACAGTTACAAATTATTTAAGCAAGCTCAATAAGCTATATTCACTTAATATGCCTAAATCATCTATACTTAAGGTTGGATTATTTCATGATCTTGGAAAGATAGGCAATCTTGAAGTTGATTTATTTATTGAACAAGATTCACAGTGGCATATTGATAAGCTGGGACAGATGTATAAATTTAATGAAAAAATACAAAAGATGTCAACATCACATAGAACATTATTCTTGCTTCAATACTTTAATATAAGAATAAGTGAAGATGAATGGATAGCTATTCAAGTTGCTCAAGGGAGCCACTTTGAAGAGAATAGGTTCTATGTTGGAGCTGAACCTTCATTAGCAATGTTGCTTCAACAAGCAAAAGCTGCAGTTCTTCATATGAAATAATAAAAAAGTTTAATACTTATTTATATGAGTAAATCAAAGCGTGCAATTAAGACTGAACGTTATGTCACAACAGGCGACGGAACTGTTCAAGCCGGCGGAGGACGACCTGCTACAATTGGCGGCGCTGGAGCAATGGGCGGCAGTGACACATTTGCCCAGCGGTTTGGAAAAAATAAGAAGAAGTTTTCACCCTACCAGCTCGGTTCACCAAGTCAAGTTGCTGATGCGACACTTTCATCTAGACTCTCTCAGTCAAATGCAGGAAGAGGCTACTTAGAAAGCACTATAGATTCTGATCTAGCCGAGCTTATTTCTACTATGTTCCCTGATCAAGCTGTTGAAGATGATTTTGATGTTGACTTAGAAGATCATCTTGCTGTAACTGGTAAGGTCTCAAGGGTAAAAGAGACATATAAGTTTGATGAATCTTATATTGTTGAAAATAGTAGATATAGTCTAGTAAAGACATTTGATAGTATAAATGAAGAAAATTTAGGCGATATAGCTATCGACTTTATTGGTGACACAGTTTCAGCTGCAATTGGGACAGTACCTATTTTTGGAGATGCAATGTCTGCAGCATTTGCAGGCGTGAATATATGGCAGCTTAATAATGATGTCGAAAGGGCATATAAGAATATACAAAAACATGAAAGTAATCCAACTGAAAAAACTGTGCTGTTACTCCAGCAATCGTTTGATGACATAACAACAAACTTAGTCGACCTGTTTCAGAGGATGCTAGAGATTTCACCTGATCCTGGCGCAACTGAGATTGCCTCCGAAGCAATCTCAGTAGCTCAAAATGTAAAGAAAATAGTCAAGCTTTCAGTAAATCTTAAAAAGACAGTTGTTCCAGTTATCGGCAAGATGGCGGGAAAATATGCTAAAGAGTGGACAGAAGACCGAGCAAAAAAGCTAGTTGGTAAGTATATTGGAAAAAAAGTCGGTAGTGGTGTTGGATACACCGCTTCGAAGACTGCAATGATTCTTGCAAGGAAATTTATAGACACAATACTTGATGGAATTGTTTCCATTATTGATCTAGATATAACGCCTAGTAAAATAAAGGATAATAAAGATTCAATACTTGCGCTGCCAAGGACGCTAATAAGGCTATCA